CCAAAGAGAACTGCTAGAACTACATGGTTAATTCTGTGGACTGCACTCTCGTGAACTAATTGAGAGTAATCGACAGGAGGAATCCTATTAGTATCAGGATCAAACTTATGTCTAGTATTCGCATTGTAGTTTTTAACTTCAACGAGGGTTTGTCCATCAGAGCTAATAAAATCAAAATGAGACTTAAACCAAGACTCGCTACTATGAGTAAGTGAATAGTCTGCATCTTTTAGTTCCTTCTTTAAACGGTCTTGTGCTAGTCTACCAATAGTAGGTTGCATGATGTGACCCATTTGGACTGCCTCGATACCCGATAGATCAGGAGGAGGCAACTTGCCTTGTTTGATTAGGATAGTCTCTACCGCATGACCTTGGATAGCTCTACGGGTGTCAGATGCCCACCAAGCACTATTGCGTATCTCAGGTGCGAAATCGTTTCTGTCGTTAGCCATTACAATACCTCCGATAAGGATTTGATTATTAGTTTTAATTGATAGACTTGATCAATCAGTTGATTAACTTCTTTAGACATACGATCATTGTCCATCTCTAGCATAGCTATTTGATTGTCTAACTGGGCTTGTTCAGATAGTTTCATTTGGCAATCCCCCATGGTATGCAATCAAGATCATCATCAACACCATTAGATTGTAGTGGTGCGCTTGTAGGCTCAAACCAAAGAGCATCTATGGTGCAACAATCGGTAACATAGGTGCGCTCGGTCTCGCAGTATCTTAACTTGCGTGAACCATCTATAACGTTTACTTTGGGGTTTGCATGACAGAGATCAAGATCACCGAATCGTTCATGGTGTCTACACTCTACGCATAGTTTATATTTCATAATCTTCCTTTAATAGTTAGGGTTTAATTTACATCTACTACAACTACGAATAAAGATTAAATGATTATCTAAAGTATTGCAATATATTTTTAAAGATAAGTGTTGTATTTATACTCATCTAATCTTAATAGTTCATTCCGATACCACAGTTCACCATTAATCATGGACTTTAGCAGCGGATTACTAGTATAAAAAAAAGTAGCCAACAAGTTGTATTTTGTCCACAGTTCTAAGCTGCTAGGTAAAGGTATTCTTAAATCTTCCATGATGCGCCTATGTATATATATATCTATTTATATCGTAAAGTCTTTATATTGTCTATTTCCATTCGATGAGGAAACACCTAGCCTACCCATAACTGAATTGGGTAAGCCTTCAGCGTCATCTTCCACACGAAGTATCAGCACCCGCCAGTCTTTCAAGGTAGAGGCACTAGCTTCGCCACCTCTTTGTGCAATATTCCAACCTTTAACCCCCAGTTTGCTTACATTGAATAGGACTGGTGCAGTATTAGCGTCTCCCCCAATATCTAATTCTGACATTGGTTTAATCAATGATTACAGAGACACCAATAGAAAAACCCTTTAATAAGTATCCTGAGTTCGTGCAGTTTAAGAAAATGGGCTTATTTCACTTTCGTAAACTCTCAAAATACTTAATAAAGGGCTTATTCTCACAGGCACGACTCTGCAATAAAAAGACTATAACATACATTTTTCTACTGCGTCAATACGTTCACCAATCCAACGCATTACAGGGACTGCCATAGAGTTTCCAAGAGCTTTATAACGTGGTCCATCTGGAGTAGGTTTACCCCCAGGCAAAATGTCGGTGTATCGATCTGGGAAACCTTGGAGTCTCTCACATTCTACAGGCGTGAGCCTACGTACTGCCATTTGTTGCATGACTCCACCAACATGGTCAATATGCCCATTACCTCTTATTGTTTGTGTTGACTCTTTACTTGTTGACAAATTGTACATATCAACACCCATTACTTCTTGTACTACTGCGGCATTTTGACTACAAGTTAAACCTTGATTAATGCACGATATATTCATTTCATCTGGCCTGGCATTGGAATTAAAGGCATGAGCAACACCTTGTTGCCCTCTTGTTTCTAAAGTGTATGAAACATCTTCATTCCAACCTTTCCCATTTTGGGCTTTATCTCTACCACTTGCATCTTGAATTGCAATTGCATGAGTAGTTCTAATGTCACCTAAATCAAATGTATTTAAAGTATTGGCTATACCATCATCCACCCAGGTTTCAAAATCTTCTTTAGATGTGGCTCTACGAGACTTTCGGTATGGGCTTTGAATAACTGCCTGTAACTTATTTTTATCTGGCATACGTTGATCGTCAGAAGTACAAGTAATGGTATCGGCAACTTGTTTACCATTCCAAAATGTTGGAATAAAATGTCCACTTACTACCGATTGATGGGTTTTACGACCACCACCACATTCGAGGTCAAGAGTTCCGACAGTATCGGGCATCACCACCATTTGAGCTGAGTTCTCGCTTAATCCGTCTGTTTCTGCAAATCTTCTGGCGGCAAGGGGACCTGTGATTTCAACGCCAATTCCAGAACGGGAGGTAATTTCTTTCCTCTTTTCTCGGCTCGGCGGAGAATCCCTTGACAGGCAACCTGACTCAAATAGAACCTTTGCGGGACCTCTCCAGTCTCCAAGGTTTCCGACAACGAACACACGTCTGCGGCGTTGTGCCACTCCGAAGTATTGAGCGTCAAGCACCCGATAGGCGAACCCATACCCGATGTCTGCCACCGCCCCAAGCAGGGAACCAAAATCCCTTCCTTCATTGGAACTAAGTACGCCTGGGACGTTTTCCCAGACAAACCACTTGGGTCTAAAGTGGTCAAGTATTCCAACATAGGTAAGCATGAGGTTTCCTCTTGGGTCTTTGAGTCCCTCGCGGAGACCTGCGACTGAAAATGATTGGCATGGAGTTCCTCCGACCAAAAGTCCAACTGTTCCATTTATGTTCCACTCCTTATAGTTTGTCATGTCACCAAAATTGGTAACATTGGGGTAATGATGTTCTAGCACCCGCGCGGGGAATTTTTCAATCTCACTAAAGCCGATAGGATTCCAGTTTAAGTGTTCCCAGGCACAACTTGCTGCCTCGATTCCACTACATACGCTCAGATAGTTCATAAAATAGCTGGGGTTTCCCCCAGTCCTTGGTTAAAGTGTAAGAGAATAGTTCAAAGGATCAGCCCACCATAAGACAAGTGATAACCCTAATAGGATTCCAAATATTGTTGCTAGTATGTAATCAAAAATTGAGTTCATTGTGTAATACCCTCATGGTTTTCTACTAATTTTATGTAATGTGTAAAGATGCAATTGTTTAATAATTGTTGGTCAAACCCATTGACAGAGATTAAACGAATACCAGTGTTCCACAAACAATAATCAACCCTCATATTATTGTGAAACATGGTTTTAATTGGGCGATTAAAATATAAATTAGTGTTCATCTTATTCTCCTTGTAGTTTGTCTTTAGCTCTTTGAAATAGGGTTTTAACTGATCGATCTCCCCAATAGTCTGCACCATCTTCATTGATTAAATCATCCACACTGGCAATGATTAATCGATTGTAGAGTTCATCATCTTCATCGATGATTGGGTATTCTCTTTCTAACCATTTTGTGAAGTGATTTAAAACATCTTCTTTAGTTGATATGCCTGTAATCATGTTAAGCAATCTCCTCTTGATATTCGCCGCTCGTAATCTCTTGAGCTAACCATTCAACAGAAAACCATATCATTGCATTAGCAAAATTACGATAATCTTGTTCACCATTTTGTATCCATTGGGGAAAACCTGTCTCCCCAGTGGCATCTTGATAAGACAGAATTGTATTGTGGCAATCTTCTTTAAACTTCTCATAGAGATCAACACAATCTTGGGTATAGATTAACCCATTGACTCCACCACTACAACCATGATTGGCGATGTCTGCCAATTCATTATGTGAATACTTCTCTATTAAATAAGTAGTTAATTCCATGTTGTAAACTCCTCTAAGTTAGGTTTTGATTATCTAGTGATAATCCAATAAGAGACTGTAAACAATCCCTTATTAGCTTATTACTTTAGTCTACGAACCCAATGTTGAATTGTGGAATAAGATTTGTTGCAAGAATCGCCCAACTCAAGATTGTTTATTTCTTCGTAATCGGATTTATTGTATTCACCATTGTTTATAAAAAAATGGATAGTTTTGTACTCAAGCCTAGATTTGTTACTTGGGTCAGATAAGTCTAAAAAATACAGTTCAAATTGTTTCATGTTATTCCTCTATATAGTCAGTTAATTTAAAAGATTGATTTGCATCTAATGTGCTTAACCATATTTCTAATTGCTCTTTTGTGAGAGTTTTCAAGTAAAAGTACAAGGCATCATGTAAAACATGAGGCTCACAAACATTGCTAATATCGTGAGATAGTTCATTAAAGTCTACTTGTTCAAGTTCAAAATAGCCCTCAATCTTTTTAACTTGTTTAGCGGCAATGAAACCCTCTAAAAAAGTGATTAGGTTATCTTTTTTGAAATCATCAAGAGGACCAATGCAATCGATCCATGTTCCACTATTAAAATCATCTTCATTGGCATAAGTACAGAATCCCCAATCCTCTCCTTCTGTTGGGATATTACAATCATTATTGTTGACTACGAATAGAATCCCATATTCTTTAAAATGTACTTCATAGTGATCACAACCTCCCCCAGTGTAAACTTCTTCAATCTGTATATTTTTCATTGTTAAGCCTCTTTAATTAGTTTAGGTTAAAGTTATTGATAGTCTTTTGTACTTCATCAAAATCGTTAGTGCTTAATAATCCATCATGTATATCTGTTTCATCGTTTACCAAAGACAAATGATATTGCGTATAGTTTTCAGTATCCGCAAAGTCCGATAGATGTTTAAATGATGTTGGATAGTCTACCCATAATTGCAAGTAGAAATCATTGCCCAAAGGTTTACTAATACTTGGGGCGGCATCATTACTGTAAGTTGAATCTTGAAATCCATCTATGTTAGGCATTGAATAGAATCTGTTCATGTTTGTCCTCTTAATAGTTTGTTTGAATGATACGAATAGTTAAATAAATAATCATATAAATAAACGGTGAAACGAATAAAGCACAATATATTTCTATCTCATGTTTTCTTAAAAACTTTAGCATTTTGTTTTCCTTGTTAGTTAGGTTAATCAATACATAGTTATCTATGTATAACTTTATTATACACATAATCTACTAATACAATACATTGTGGTTAAAATAATACATTGTATTTTTCTATTGATTGTATATTTCTATAGATATATACTATCTATAATAACTATCATAGTTATCTATAGTTTCTAGACATATATAGTCTATATCTATAAATTTAAAGAATACTAATATAGTAGTTATGTATATAGTCTATTCGGTAATTTGTTGGAATGATCGATGGATAGACTCCCCTCACGCCTCTTTCAAAATAGAACTATTTGCCTGGGTTGTTCGCTTACAGGTTAATGGAATCGCTTGGACTGGGTAACAATCAACCATGGCTATTGACTAATCAATAATCCTTTTTTGGTTATGGGTAATTATGGGTTGTCATGATTCTTTTATCCTTGTGCAATGTTTTGGAACTTCGATTGGGTTTGAGTCTAGTTGAGAGCGTGACCTATTCCCTTCCCCCCCCAAAGAAAATTTGTGTTTTCTAAACTATGCTATTATTTGCGTAGGAGGTGAATATGTTAGCAATAGAAAAGAATAGAGAGTTACCTAAAATAAGGGTTAGAAACAGTTATCCCTATAAGGTTATGGAGATTAGTGATAGTTTCTTTGTTGAGGACACGAGTTTACAAGTTATTTGTAATTCCAACTATCGGATGGGTAAACAACTGGGTATGAAGTTTATCGCCAGAAAAGAAAATGACGGGGTACGGGTATGGAGAACGGAATAACATCTCTTGCTGAACAAATACAGTCTGTGTCTGATGACACAAAGCGTAAGTATATGCAAAGTATTTGGTCAATGGATAAGGAGCAAATCTTTCATGAGTTAATGCGTGTTCATGCTGAGAGTGCAAAGTTGATGTCAGCAGCGCAGATTGAGCTAGATCGTTTGCAAGCCATTATTAATGAGCTAGATGATGCTAGTGACCTTAGACATTGAAAAGGCATGGTCTGAACAGTTGTATGAGTCTCGCATCTGTTTTAAGATAGAGATGCAAAGAGTCATACAATGCCACACCGATGCTGAAAAGATTGCCTTATTTGAGACTTGGAAGAAGAATTATTCTGAAAGCAGAGTCAATGACTTAGTGAAATGTGCTAAAGATAAGGTTAATCGGGTAAAGGTTGCCAATTGGGAATTTTAAGAAGCAAAACAGTTTGATCACCAGAAGAATACATGACCGCCTTTAATCAAAAACAGTTTTATAACTTCTGTTCACAGCTCAAGATTGAGACGAAAGAACAAGGTCTCAAGAAGATGGGTACGCTCTTAGGGTCACAAACCTATGTGATGGATGAGATTACCAAAGGTTTACAAGATGATGTTCATTTCTTTGTTATTTTGAAAGGTAGACAACTTGGAATCACAACCGTCTCACTCGCCCTTGACCTCTACTGGCACTTTATCCACGCAGGATTACAAGGCACACTTACCACCGACACCGAAGAAAACCGAGATATGTTCAGGTCAACCCTCGCCATGTATATGGATGGTTTACCCAAAGAGTATCGCATCCCGTTACTTGCTCACAACCGCAATCAGCTTTCCCTCAAAAACCGCTCTCGTCTCTTTTATCAAGTCGCTGGACTTAGAGCTAAAGGAAGTTTGGGTCGTGGCAAGGCGATTACATACTTGCATGGTACGGAAACAAGTTCTTGGGGAGATGAGGAAGGATTAGCATCTTTACT